GCTTCAGTTGGGCATCAACGCTACGCAAGCCCACATACAGGTGCATCAGCAGTGGATGGCGCAGGAGGCCCAGGCGATGGGTAGGGCGGCACCGCCGCCGCCGGGACCACCGGGGGGTGGAGGCACCGGCATACAGGGCGTGGTCCAGAGCAATGCCCAGCGGATAAGTGAACAGGTGAGCGCCCAGGCGGGCGAGGAGGCGCAGCGCGGATAGCCTTATGGCTACGAACCAGCCTGTCTATGATTTTACGGGTCGCCAAGATCCCGGTAAGAACCGGCGTCTACTGCAATTATTGATGGCCCAGCACCAGGCCGAGGCTATCCCGGCTTCGACGCGCCGCGATCCGGTTGCGCGGATGCCCGGATGGCTCGAGGAATGGCAGCAGCGCTATCCCTACCAGCCGGGGCGCCCTGAAATGGGGTTCGACCCCGAGGCGGCCCAGGCTAATATCCTGCCGGGGCTGATCGAGCGGGGCATGGATGTGAAGGGGATGGTGGAGGCGCCGGTAGAGACGGGCGTAGGGCTGGCCGAGTTGGCTAAGGGAGCATTGCAGGTGGCGGGGGCGGCGCCGGCAATAGCTATGGGGGGTAGGAGTACGCAGGAGGCGGCCAGGCGGCGCCTGTCGGACAACCCGGTGGCGCTGATGCTACAGGGTGGGATACGGGAGTTGCGGGATTTGGTGGGCGAGAAGGGCGTCATGGGGGCGCTGGCGAGTATGGGTAATAGGCCGGTGGATGTGGCGGAGATGATGTTGGGTGTTGTTCCTGGGGGGGCGGTGCCGAAGGCGGCGAAGGCGGCGAAGGCGGCGAAGGCGGCGGTGACGCCTCCAATTCCAAGGTTGCAAGCCGGCACCCGTATCTCGACGCGGTACCCTACGGCCAGCAAAGCAGTCAACCCAAATATAGAGGACGGCATCAAAGACAATACTCTCCGCATTGATATGAAAACGATGGAGAAAGATCCGCGCCTTATGGAGGTACACGCCCAGCACATTCAGCAGTACCCCAACTATATGCCTGGGGTTGACCAGACGCCGCAGGGTGTAATCGCCACTATGCAACAGCAGGTCATTGATAATTTGCTTTGGTTGCACGATCAAGTGCCCGAGGGCATACGTAAACGGTCAAAGTTGTGGTATGACGGGGCTAACCGCATTGCCGGCGAGTTTGGGCAGCAGTTCGGGGTGACCCGGGAAGCGGCGGCGGCGGTGATTGCGTCGCAGAGTCCACAACGCGACTGGTTCCAAAATGTGCGCCTGGCCGAGCAGATCCTCGATGTTCACCAAAACCGGGGGGCGCACGTTTGGGATGGCGCAATGTCAGCAACGGCAGCGCGGATTTATAAAAAAAACGATTTCAAAGAGGGGTTGGCGCGGATCGTAGGTCGCCGGTATGATGAGTTAGAGCATTCTGTTGATAAGGCGATGTGGTTACGAGCGTACTCAGAGACGCACCATGCAAATGAGTTTCATATCATCGCGCCCGAAGGGGATCGTATGGGTTTGAAGGTGAACGTCAGCGATGGTCAACCAAGCAAGATAGGTTGGGGCTCCCTGGACGAGATTGCCAAAGCCGTCCGAGTATTGGACGACCCGACACCCGCGAGGATTGCCGAAGAGATGGGTGACGCGCACAAGGTGCGGAGCTTTTACAATAATATCATTGACCCCAATAGTGCCCACGGTGACGTGACGATGGATACACACGCTATCGCTGCGGCGTTACTACGACCTCTCTCGGGGAAGGCTACCGAAGTAGACCACAACCTGGGCGCTGGGGGCAGCAATTCTCTTTTGGGGATCAAGGGGTCGTATGCGATCTACGCTGACGCCTACCGCGAGGCAGCACGGCAGCGGGGGCTTTTGCCACGGGAGATGCAGAGCATAACGTGGGAAGCGATTCGGGGATTGTTCTCCGATGAGTTTAAGCGGACACCCGCGGCGGCACATTCGGGTATTTTAGCTGCACAGATCAAAGCCGGGTTGGCCGGCAAGCCCGATGCAATCGACAAAAGGACGGGTCTTCCCAAGATGACGCCTGAGAAGGCTCTTGAGCTGCTGTCGGGGAGCTTAGAGGCGGAATGGTATCGTTACAAACAAGGTTTGGTGCCGCTGGACGATCTGCGCCAGATCACGGTTGAACGTGCCGGCGGCTTTAGTCATCCCGATTGGGTGACACCTGCTGATCTGGGAGTTTTTCCGCCTGACCCACGCGAAGGCACTGGCCTATTGCGCCGCGCTGGACAGCAGCGCGTTCGCCAGCGCCGCGTCATCGGTGGCCAACGTAGGCGGTAGCGTCTCGTATAGTTCGTTGGGCAAGACATCGGCCAGGGTGATGTCATCGGGGACGCCATCGGGATAGTTGAACTCGAGATAGCTCTGGATGCTAATGGGCATACCCATCTGGATCATGTAGTCAAGCACCGGATCTTTAGAAGCGGCGCCTTCGACAAGCTGACGTTGAGGAACTTGGATAGGTTGAGTCACTGGGAAACCTCCTTTGGCCAACTATAAAGATACAAAAAAAGAGACGATAAGTCAAATAATCCAGTATTTGTAACTTATTGCAACACAGGGGTTTACAAATGCCTTTCAACGACTACGAATGCAAGTGCGGCAAGCGCTACGAAGACCAGTGGGCTACGAAAGCCTCATTGGTTAAGCGCTCGGTCAAGTGCGAGTGCGGCAAGCGGGCCGCGATGGTCTTCGATACGCCTCGCAACGGCATCCACTTCAGTCATAGCTCGATGTATGGGCAATGGAACCCGGCTTTTGGCGAGGTGGTCAAGGACTACAGCCACAAGCAGGCGCTGATGAAGAGGTATGACGTACACGAAGCCTCGGATGCGGATGGCGGCAGCCGCTGCCATATACCGAGTGACTACAGCGAAACCAAGGACGCCACGCCGCGGGAGCAAGACCCCGGCGCCTGGGGTAATGAGATCGACGCCCCGATGGACAACACCTTGAGTCAATAAGTGTAGTGCGGTCTGCTTGGCGGCAGACCTTAACCAAGAGCCTCGCACAACGATAGGAGTGTACCAAGGATGAGCGAAGTAGCTGAAGACCTCCAGACTACAGACGCAACACCCGTATCGTCCTCCGATGCAACAGGCGCCGTCCAGGTGGCCGGCGACCTGTTTGCTGCATCGGATTCGACTGATGTGGTCTCGTCTGATAGTGAGGAACCCTCTGATGTGTCCGCGTTTGATCCTGATAACGTAGATTGGCTACGTGTCAATCTCGATGACGTACCCGAGCAGTATCGTCCGCTCAAAGGCATAGCGCACAATATGCAGTCGCAGTTTACCCGGACCCAGCAGGATCTACGGGACCAGGAGCGCTCTGCCGGTGCTGCGGAGCAGCAGGCGCAGTCTCAACAAGCCCAGATCCAAACTCTTCAAGGCCAGTTGGCTGCTTACCAGCAGCAGTCCGCCCAGGCCGCCCCTGTCGATCAGTGGATGCAAAACCTCGGTGAGGAAGAGCAGCGCGGTATCGGCATTGTCGATTGGAGAGCGGAGGAGAAGGTAAACGCGGCGGTGGGTCCGTTGCTTGAGCGCTTAGAGGCGCTTGAGCAGCAGACAGCCACTACCAGCGGTTGGTTTCAGCAACAGAGTCACGATTACTATAATCAGCAGATCACTGAAGCTGAGGCGGCGTACTCGCCCGAGCAGGTCGAGCAATACCGCCCTTTGATTCTGGCTAATATCAACCAGATCAGCCCCGCCACCGGCCAGCCGTTCACGGTCAAGGAGGTGCTGGATACGTTTACGGGCACGACGGCACAGAACGCTGCGGAGGCACGTCAAAACGATGAGGCGGTGCGTAGGACGAGTAAGTCCCGCGCCCGTACGAGTACCTCAGCTACGCCCGCATCGGACGATAGCGGCCCGCTCTCGAAGGGGGAGCTTATGTCGGAGATGGGTAAGCTGGGGTTTGAGTAGTTCAAACCAGATGACGTAAGAGGAACCAACAATGGCAGCAGTTTCGCGTACAGACAGTTGGGATGCCGCTTGGACCCTGACTGCCGATACCCATAGAAAACGCCTGTCGGACAACATCTTCGACGCTTATCCCTTCTTGGATTTCATGTTTAAGAATGGTAACGTCGAGACCGAGAGCGGCGGGCGTATCATCCGAGAAGACTTGTTGTACGGCACGAATACGGCTGAGTTCTACTCAGGTTATGATGTACTCTCGACCAGTGCGGTGGACGGGGTGACCGCCGCTTTCTATAACTGGCGGTATGCCGCCGTGCCGATCACCATCAACCAGGAGGAGGAGATGCAGAACCGGCGCCGTGAGGACGCCGTGTCGCTGCTCCTGGCGAAGACCGAGCAGTCTATGCTTAGTCTCCGTGACCAGATCAACGCCTCGCTGTTCTCGAGCCAGAGTGGCAAGAGCTGCCTCGGCTTGCAGGACATCGTTGCCGATTCCTCCGGGACTACGTTGGCCGGCATCAACGCCACCAATGAGACCTGGTGGGAGAACAAGCGCGATACGACCAGCACCGATTTCGATAGCGTCAGCTCGAATATCTACGCTGGCCCGGAGCTGATGGGGACGTTGTTCAACAACAGCTCCGAAGGTAACGAGACGCCCAACTACCTGGTCTCGACGCTGACCTTCTACGGTCAGTATGAGAAGATCCTGGAAAGCACCGGCTACACGCGCTTCCAGGCCAACCAGGGTACGCCAGGGCTGAACGCGCAGAACGCTACGTTCCGCGGTATTCCGTTCACCTACGACAGGGATTGCCCGAGTGGTCATCTGTATATGCTGAACACGCGCTATCTCAAGCTGAAGATCATGGAAGGTCAGAACTTTGCGAAGTCGCCCTTCCGGCATAACACCAACCAGCTCGCCCGCGTCGCGTTCATCACCGTGGGCTTGCAGTTGATTACCAATAACAGACGCCGCCAGGGTGTATTGACGGCGTTAACCTAAACAACCTTGCCCGCAAGCCAATGCGGGTTCATACCCTGACCATAGGGGAAAGGCACCATTATAATGGCTAACAATTGGAACTTTGGCCCAGGCCATACCAATAACGGCAGCGTGGGCGTTGGTGGCAGCATCAACGGCGTCACGCAGAGTATCTATTCGGAGTCTTCGACGCAGTTGGCTCCGCTCGGCACTAAGCTCGAGTTCGATGACGGGCGCCTGTTCCGCTATACGAAGAGCGGGGCGGCTATCGCTATTGGATTGGTCTGCGCCAACGACTACAGCGATGGTCTGCTGGCAGAGACTGACAATTTCACCGTCAGCGCAACTGCGGGTGACCGCGAGTTCAGTATGACCGGCGGCGGGTCGGAATTTTCGACTACCGCTGAGTTTTATGCAGGCAGCTACATTGTTTTTACAGATGGCACTGGAGCCGGTGCGTATTATCGCATCAAAGACCATACGACTGCCTCAAGCGACAAGATTACCTTTTCGCTCTACGATAAGCTGGTTACAGCGCCTGCCGCGAGTACCGACATTATCATCGTCGGCAATCCTTACGGTAATACGCTCACGGCGGATGGTACTTCTATAGCTGTAGATTCGGATAGTTGGGCTATTGGAGTTTCGCCTATAGCTGTTACGTCTGGCTATTATTTCTGGATGCAGACCAGAGGTGTATGTTCTGTAAAAGCTGATTATGGTACTTCTGCTGCTTCTGTAATGTTGATGGGAATGGAGCTGGTTGTTAGTACATCTCACGATGGTCAAGTAGAAGTTAAACTTGATGCTCACGATGGACGCCAGACTATAGGAAATAATCTATCTCCCAGTGGAGACGACAACACTTTTATTCCTATGTTTTTAACGTGTGAGTAGCCTGGCGTACGATTGACATAGAGGCGGGTGGGGGCGCTTTGCGGCGTCCCTGCCGCTCTCTTGCAGTAATACGGGGTCTGTTTGGCGGCAGACCGATGATGTGCCTCGCAAAATGGATAGGAGGGCTCAATGGCCCAGAAGGCCCACCAACACGGTAACAAGGGGCAAGCCCGCACAACCGCGGCTACCCCAGCACCAGCAGCGGCCAGCACGGCCCTCGAGTCGAAAGCATCCGAGGGCAGCGCGACCAAAGAAGAGCTGACCCGCATCGTTCAGTTGTTCAAAGAGATGCCTACCCATTTCAAGGACGAGATCCGCAAGGAGCTGGGCGCCTCTGGCATAGTGCGCCAGAAGAAGCGCCACCGGGTAAGCAACGAGTCGGCGGCCAGCGTAGTCCATACGGTGGGGGATGTAATTCACCCTCCCGGCCATATAGCTACGGCGCCCGAATGGGTCTATGAGAAGGGGGAGGCGGTGACCGCCTCCTGGGAGAAGCGCTGGGAAGATGGTCGCCCTTTCATCACCGAGGGCAACTTGGCGTATGAGTATGATGAATACGAGTTCTCGGCGTCGGATATGGTGGGGGAGCTTGCTCCTACCGGGTAAGCGCCGATGACTAATTTAAACGCGATCAAGATGGCGCTGCGGCGCACCGGCCTCTCGCAGAACGCAACGACCTTCCAGAACAACGGGCGCGACTACCTCAACCTGGTGGTTAAAGATATATCGAGCCGGGCGACTTGGGGGTGGTTGTTCAAGTCATCGACGCTGACTACGGTGGCCGATCAGAAGGCGTATAGCCTGGCCAGCACGGTCCTCGAGCCGCTGATGTTTCGCAACAGCTCCCAGGACTACTCGATGATCATGGCGGGACCGGAGGAGATAGACCGGCGCGACCCAGATCAAAGCGAGTCGGGCGACCCTCGCATCGTCGTAGTCAGTGGCATCAATAGCTCTACAGGCTATTGGGAGGTCGAGCTGTTCCCTACGCCCTCGGCGGCGGATAAGACGATCAAGTATCGTTACTACTCGTTCGTTCCCGATTTCACCAGCAGCAACGACAGCGACAACTTGGAGATATACATACCCCTCTGGGTGCAGTCGGCGGTGGTCAGCGGCATTGCGGAGTACTACCTCCAGGAGAAAGGCGCTATTGACGATGCCGAGCGGGAGCGTCAGCGCAAAGAGGAGACGATAGCCTACGCCCTGCGCCGTAATGGCGGCGGTGATCGGCGTTATATCCTGCGCGGCGCCACCGGCAGCTCGGGCGTGAGTCCTTATAACGTCGGCGTGACCGAGGGCAGCCTGAGCTGATGCCGGTAGCGGGCAGTTCGATACGACATGGCCCTTGGACCGGCGGGGTGCAGTATAAGCTGCCGGTAGAGAGCCAGCGCACCGATACGCTCTTTGCGATGAGCAACTGTAAGGTTGGCCTCGCCGGCGAGGTGAAGAAGCGGCTCGGCTTCGCCAAGTACATCAGCACGGCGCTGTCTACTACGGACCTGACGGCGGTGGGCTACGCCCGGTTCTCGGCCTCTTCGGCGGCTACGTTCATCGTCTCCGGGACGGTCCTGTATGAGGATGTAGACGGCACCTGGACGGAGCGGATGCCCGCCAGTGGCGTGACCATCACGGCGGCCACCGACAACACATTCGAGTGGGTCAACGCCGGCGGCACCATCGTCCTGACTAACGGCGTCAACGGCCCTATCAAGTGGGCGGCGGCGGCGGGCGACTGCGCGGCGCTGGATGTAGACAGCCGGTTCAGCACGGCGGATCATATCGAGTACTTCGATGGGCGCCTCTGGCTGGCCAACACCAACGCCAATGAGGACCGCCTCTGGCGCTCGGATACGGGCGACATAGAGACCTGGGGCTCTACCAGCTTCTACGGGCTGGACTTC